TTACATCATTATTAACAAAATAATTCACAAATTATGCAAGTTTATCACACAGGTTTAGTTACTTTAAACGATGACCAAACACGTTTACAATCAGTACGTTACTTCCCCTCTAAATTCCGTAGGGAGTTGGGAGACACAATCAATTATGACGGAAAAAAATACACTGTTGGCGTTATTGCCGATGATCGTAATTCTGTAATACGTACACTCAACGACTTAATCAAAAAACAAAATTCTGTTATTCGTCAAGAAAACAAAATTGCTAACGCAAAATTCAATGCTGAATTTAATAAAACATTGTTGGATATGTTTAGTCAACTTAAAACTTTCGAAGAACTATAATGCAAAATCACATTTTTAACATATTCGGTTATCACGTTGACTACTGGGTTAATGGCAAATACTGTGGACACGTCCGTATACAAAAACCAGATCGTAAAATTATGTCGTACTCTGGTCGGATCACTGAAACACTTGCTGAACCAGTACAAACAAACAAAACCACGTTACCTGTTGGTGCAACAGTTACCCACGAATGTATACCGTTATGTGGATCAATACACGGTAGTACGCTAGAAGAACGCATAGCAGTACTTGCCGACTATCACAATCGCGTTCCTTACAAAAACAGAAATAAGTAAAACTATGACACGAGACATTTTAGAATTTATTGCTAACGATCTAAATTTAGATATCAGCAAAGACGAGGTTCGATCTATTGAACACGAAATCAAAACAGGCGAAGAAGACTTCACGGCAGATATTGACGGAGAAGAATATAGGTTTATTCACGAAGACGAAATCTGGGACATATATGTAGAGGAAATTAAAGAAATTACAGAAGACTGCTACACAGGTAAAATGGAATGGTGGATTGCTATTGACTGGGAAAAAACAGCAGAAAATTGCCACCAAGACGGTTACGGACATACGTTTGCTACCTATGACGGAGAAGAACACGAAGTAACAATAGACGGAGATCTATACCACGTATTTAGAATATACTAATATGAGAACACAGTTAGACGATCTAAAAGACAAGTTAAAAGACACACGCTACAATCTAGCGTATTGCAAACACAAAGGTATAGAGGGCAGCGAAATGCACAAGTACCTAGTAAACAAAGAACAGGAGTTAATTTCATTCATAAACAATATCAGATGACACAGTACGAAACAGATCTTAAAAAGACAGTAAGGTTCAATGACGGTTTTATGTCAGTAGCCACGTATAACTTGCTAATAAGCATACGAGACGTTAAATTATTCAAAGCAGGTTTGAAACCACACCGTAATTGGCGTTTAAAGGACGTTAAATGGTACTTCGGTATAAAAGGTAACACAGATACCATACTGCAGGAGTTGACACGCTTAAAAGCGATCCAAGACAATGTAAAAGATAACATAGAAAATATACAGCAAGATGCGAAATAGAATTGTACAATATAAACAACTACCGTCTGGAGTACACGTAACAATAGATAGTAGAGGAAAGATCAAAGCATATACACCTAGCGAATGGCTATACAAACAGCAAACAGTATGGTGGAAGAAAATAGTAGACAAGTACTTTTCGTAAGGATAAAACTTGACAAAGTTGACACACATAAAAAAGAAGATGAAAGAAACATTTATTTTAAGAACAGTAACGCTGCACAGCACAAGAGGTGTAGTGCATATTGAAAGTATCGGTTACGAACCAGAAGACAATACGTATATTGAATACGATGCACGACAGTTGCTAGAAGACATACCGTCATTATACCGTATGGCGAAACAGGCAATTAAGGAAGATGAAGAATACGAACTCAAAAGGTTTGTCGATTTCAAAAAGGAATTGGCAGATGACTGGAAAGGTAAGAGGGGTAGAAAGAAAGGTTAGATTTGTTTCTAATTTGTGAGGAAAGGGGGTAGCCAAATGGTTGCCCTTTTTTTTTGGATCTAATAATTGTCATTAAAAATTTGTTATATAGTATATAAGCCGTTTTAAGATGCGAATAGAAATAGACATACCCACTAAACTATCAGAGATAACGTTAGATCAATACAGACGTTATTTAAAGTTGGCAGAAAGCAACACAGAGGGAGAACACAAAGACAGGTTTTTAGCATTGAAGATGTTAGAGATCTTTTGCAATATACCGTACAAAACAGGTATGCAGTTAAAAATGTCAGATGTGAACAAAGCAATAGATCATTTGATAGGTTTGCTAAACAGCAATCCAGATCTAGTTATGCAATTTGAAATTGGAGATACGAAGTTTGGCTTCATTCCAAAATTAGATGATATGACGTTTGGAGAATTCATTGATCTAGACAAGTCATTAGGAGACTGGGACAAGATGCATCAAGCAATGGCAGTATTGTATAGACCGATAAAGAAACAGGTAGGTCAGTTTTACAGTATACAGGAATACAGGGGAGACAACTTCCACGAAGCAATGATGCTCACGCCACTAGACGCAGTATTTAGTAGTATAGTTTTTTTTTACAATTTAGGGATCGACTTATCGAAACTTACAGCGAACTATATGACGGAGGATCAGAACAGCCGACAGGACTTGCAGCAGGGTTTGGTAGAAAGTGGGGTTGGTATCAATCAGTTTACGCACTCTCTCAAGGAGATGTTAGACGGTTTGAGCATATCACAGGAATGAATGTGCATACGTGTATGTTAGCATTATGTTTCGAAAAAGAAAAGGCAGAAGTAGAAAGCAAACAGATAAAAAGTAAATTTAAGTAATGGCACTCACAAACGGAAGTAAAGCATTTTATCAAGCGACAGAACGGATCAAGAATTTCTTGTTAGGTCTAGACGAAGTGAATACAGTTACATTTGGCGATATAAGAGAGATTGATCTAAACAAACAAACTATATTCCCACTAGCACACGTAATGGTCAATAACGTACAGTTAGCATCTGGTACGATGTCGTTTAATATGACAGTATTAGCAATGGACGTAGTACACGTAAACAAACTTGAATATACAGATCCACCAAACGCAGAAGTAGATAATACATTTTATGGTATAGACAACGAGCAGGACGTATTGAACGAACAGTTGGCAGTAGTTAATTTGTTAAACCAGTCTTTGTCCAGAGCCACGTTGCGAAATGATCTATTCGAATTAACAGGTCAAGGATCTTGTGAGCCATTCACAGACAGGTTTGAAAATAAGTTGGCAGGTTGGGCGTACACGTTCACTGCATTTGTACAAAACGATATAAACATTTGCACAGAGTAATGGATCTATTAAACACAGAAGAAGCATTGCGACAGTATGTTGATCTGATAATAGCGTCAGCAAAAAAGAATTTAGCAGACGAGGGTATCAATGCATCTGGTAGTTTATCGAAAAGTATTAAACCGAAAACAGTAGCGTTCACAGAAAACGGTATTGAAGCAGGTGTAGAAATGAATTATTATGGAGAGTTTATAGACAAGGGTGTAAATGGTAGAAAGTCAGCGTATACAACGCCTTACAGTTACAAAGATAAGATGCCACCACCTAGTAAACTAGACAAGTGGGTAGTGAAACGTAAAATAGCACCTAGAGACGATAAGGGAAAGTTTCTACCTAGAAAGTCAGTGTTGTTTGCAATAGCAATGGGTATATACCAAAATGGTATCAAGCCAACGTTGTTTATGACCAAGCCATTTGAAAAGATGCGAAAAGATTTGCCAGTGAAATTGATCACAGCATTTCGTGAAGATGCAAAAGTAGAATTGAAAACAGTATTTGAACAATGAGTACACTAATTAACGTAAGAAGTCCGTATTATATAAAGATAGAGCCAACGAACCCAAGCAATACATTGGAGTATGCTCAAATGGAGTTGTATATATACGTAGGTGCATTTCAAAGCACACCGACAAGTGCAGAATTAAGATACACGCTAACAAAGAACCCAATAGGGACAAACAATTTTGTAGTATTTGAAATCAGCGAATTGATAAGAGACTATTTAGAAATTGAATTCAATGGAGACTACAATAGTTATGCAGTATGGGTGCGTCCAGTATTTGAATATAAGACAACCGAAGCAGGAGTAATCAACCCAACGCCTGTTGACTATATAGGTATAGACGGCTATGGTTATTTTGAACAAGGTGCAAACTACACGTTGACAGATGAAGTTGGTTTAATGATGACTAATCACACGTTGTACGTACAAAGTAATTACGATTTACACGTGCCAGTGTTTTCAGAAAAAAATACAACAGTAGATTTCTATTGTGGTAATGAATTAGTGCATACCGAAGCAACAGCAGCAGTAACTAATACAGATGATATGATAGTTTATGCTCAATTAGAAAACGCAGAGGACTATCAAGACAGGGTAGAAACAGCAGGAGGTACATTTGTAGGTAGTACTTGTTTAACTTCGTTTATGGAAGCATTAGAAAGTTGCGTTACGCAAGTTGTAGTAAACACAGCATCAAGCAGCACAACGGTTAATGTATATTATTTAGACGAATGTAGGTATACGCCACACAGAGTTACATTTGTAAACAAGTTTGGTGCATTTCAAGACATTTGGTTTTTCAAGAAATCAGTAGAAAGTTCAAGCGTAAAAGGAGAACAATATAAAGCAAGTATATTTAGTCAAGCAGATCTATCGTACAAAACGTATCAGCATCAGCAACAGTCATTCCTAGTGAACGGTAAAGACAGCATAGTAATGAATACAGGTTTTGTAAATGACGATTATAACAATGTGATCAAAGAGTTAATGTTAAGCGAACAGATCTGGTATTTAGATAATGGACAAACGATACCATTGCAGATTAAGACAAAAGACGTTACGTATAAGACAAGCAATAACGAAAAGTTAGCAGATTATACAATAGAATTTGAAAGAGCATTTGACATAATAAACAATATCCGATAGTGCAAAGTATTCAGTTATATATAGAGGGACAAAGAGTTGATATGTTTAAGGACGAAAGCGTAACAATCACGCAGTCGATCCAAAACGTAAGAGACATTGCAAAAGTGTTTACAGAGTTTACAAGAACGTTCACTATCCCAGCATCAAAAAAAAATAATAAGGTCTTTAAGCACTACTATAATTTCGATATAGACGGTGGTTTCGATGCAAGGATCAAGATAGATGCTACATTAGAATTAAACCAGTTGCCGTTTAAAAATGGAAAGGTAAAATTAGAGGGAGTAGATTTAAGAAACAGAAGACCATACGCATACAGGATCACGTTCTTTGGAAATACGGTAAGCATCAAAGATTTAATAGGAGAAGACAAATTAGGAGTATTGCCTTTGTCTAATTACAATGAAGAATATAGTGCAGGAAACGTTATAGATTTATTAAAACAAAACCCAGACAACGCAGATGTAATTATACCATTGATTACGCATACGCAAAGATTGTATTACGATAGTGGAGATAACACTCACGAGACTGGAAATTTGTACTACAATAGTGGTAACAAACACGGAGTAAAGTGGACTGATCTTAAAATGGCATTAAGGGTACACAAAATAGTTGAAGCAATCGAACAGAAATACGGAATTACATTTAGCACTGATTTCTTTAATGACACAAACGAAAGATATTACAATTTGTTTATGTGGCTGCATAGAAAAAAGGGAGTTGTAGCCAATCCAGAACAAGTACAATGGGTAGATACAGCAATACACCCACCAGGTGACGGACAATTATTTTATACTTATAATGATGATGCAGGAACGTTTGGTTTTTATCCTGACGATTTTTATTATTCTTCAATAAGATACTACTGGGGTAGAAACAACGCAGATCCAATTCAAATAGTTGTATATAAAAACGGAATACTTTTCTATCAAACTGTAACATTGACCAGTGCAACAGGTTTTGTTACTTTATCTGATAGTACTGCAGAGTACAATATAGTAATTAGACACAGAACAACGACAACGCTATCACTCTCGGAAGTACGCATCACTGCAAATGCACCACTCGATCCACCTATCACAGAAGAACCAGAATTCAGTCCATTGACTTTGCAAGATGTAAAAGAATTTAGCGTACCTCAACAGATACCAGAGCAAAAAACTATTGATTTTTTAACTGGTTTGTTTAAGATGTTTAACTTGACTGCATACGTTTTAGATGACGGCACAGTATACGTAGATACGTTAGATAATTTTTATGCTAACCAAAGATCGACAACAGACGCATACGATATAAGCGAATATGTAGATGTAACAAAAAGCCAAGTAGACGCAGCGTTGCCATATAGACGGATCAATTTAAAGTACAAAGATACAGATACATTTTTGGCAGCGTTTCACGAAATGCAATTTGGCAAAGAATGGGGAGAAGAAAACTATACACAGAAAGTTGGAGACAAGTATGTAGACGGACAGATATATAACGTTGAAGCACCATTCGGACATATGAAATATGAAAGACTTTACGACCTTGATGATGAAAGTTTAACTACTGTTCAATGGGGTTGGAGTGTAGATGATAATCAAGAAGCATATTTGGGAGATCCACTTTTGTTTTATCCAGTTTATAGACAGATACAAGACGGAACGACAAACGAACAAATATCTATTATTGTTGATTTCAATTCAGACGGAACAATGAAACAAAATCAAGATGTTGGTGGTCGCATCAATATGCCGTCAAATAGTGTATCGTTCAATCCTGCAACGTCAAAAGCAAACATACATTTTTATCACGAAAATAATGAATTTACAGGAGGTACAGCATTTGACGAAACTTTGTACAAGACGTATTATAAAACGTATATTGAAAACGTATTTAATACGAAAAGACGAATGACAAAGGTTACTGCATATTTGCCTTTAAAGATATTGCTAAATTTCACGTTAGCAGACAGATTTGATATTAACGGAAGAAGATATTTGATCAACAGCATAACGACTAATTTAGAAACAGGAGAAAGCAGAATGGAATTATTAAACGAAGTTTAGTATGTTAGAAAGTATTATAGCATTGTTAGGTATAAATTACAAACAAAGCACCCACAGGGTAGATATTGCACAAGGCAAATACAAACTACCAGAAAATAGAAAAGAGTTGTTACAGGCGATTAAAATGATGAATAAGCAATGGAAAAGTTCACGTTCGAAATAGAAGCAAAGTTAGACAAGGCAACAAAAAGCGTTGAAGCACTAACTGATAGCGTAGAAGAATTAAAGGAAGCACAGAAAAAGCAAGTAGAGGGTTTAGAACAGCAGGTCAAAGATCTAGAAAAACAAAACTCAAAAACGACAAAAGCAGTTAAAGGACTTGCAAAAGGTTTTAAGGGTGTTGGTCTTGCGATGAAAGCAGCAGGTATAGGTATTGTATTAGCACTGGTAAACAAACTAGGCGAAGCAATGATGAAAAACCAAACAGTTGCAGATCTAGTAGAAACAGCATTCACGGCTATTGGTATGGTATTCAAAGAAGTCAGCGACAGATTGATTTCAGTATACAATAGTGTAAGCGAAGCAACAGGAGGTTTTGATGCGTTAAAAAAAGTATTAGGTGGTGCATTGACAATAGCAATAAATGTTATAGTAGGTGCAATACAGGGGATAGTACTCGGTGTGCAAAAAGCACGGTTGGCTTGGGAAGATAGTTTTCTTGGAGGTAAAGATCCAGAAAAGATAAAACAGTTACAGGCAGACATAGATGCAACGCAGGAAAAATTAGCAGAAACTGGAGAACGTATTAAAACAGCAGGTAAGCAAATAGGAGACAATTTTGTTGAAGCAGTTACAGAAGTAGGTACACTAGCACAAGCAGTTGCAGAAGAAACAGCAAATGCAATACAAGACATAGATATGGAGACTATCGCTAGTAATGCTGAACGTGTAGTGCAGAACAAGAAAAACTATGCTTTAATGGAAGCACAGTCCAGAAGACTAATTGAGCAATACGATCTCGAAGCAGAAACGCAAAGGCAGATACGTGATGATGTTAGTTTAAGTATAGAAGACAGAATAAAAGCGAATGAAGAATTAGGCAAAGTATTGCAACGTCAGTCAGATGAAGAAAAAGAAGCAATCCAAAATAGGATCAATGCTTTATTAGAACAGCAAGAATTAGAGGGTAAAAGCCACGAACTTACCACACAGTTGTATGATCTGCAAACAGAAATGTTGGCTATTGATGCAAAGGTGGCAGGGTTCAAGTCTGAACAGTTAACAAACGAAGTTGGTCTAAAACAAGAGTTGTTAGATCTAGATAAAAGCAAGGCACAAAGTCTTAATGAATTAGCAATAGCAGAAGCGAATTTTGCAGCAGAACAAGAGACGAACGAATTGTCAAAAGTATATGCTAAACAGGCAGCATTTGAATTAGAAAAGGAGTTAGAATTAGAAAGGTTGCAATTTAATATAGACAACACAAAAGCAGGTACACAGGCACGTATAGATGCAGAAGCAGAATTAGCAGCAAAGCAACAAGAATACACGCATCAAAGGGTTGAGTTAGATAAATTAGAAGCAGAGACTAAAAAAGCAATGGTGCAACAAGGTTTAGATGCAGCGATCAACGCAGCAGGTGCAGAAAGCAAAGTAGGCAAAGCATTGTTTGTAGCAAAACAGGCATTAGCATTAAAGGAGTTAATTATGAACGCCAAGTCTACATTAGGTAAAGCGACAATGAACGCAGCAGAAAGTGGAACGGATCTAGCGAAAGGTGCAGGTAAGGCAGCGTCATCAGCACCACCTCCGTTTAACTTAATACCGATAGCGATGTTTGCTGCACAGGCAGTAGGTATTGTATCGAGTATCAAAAAAGCAATGTCCAAAACTAAACAAGCGACAGCAGCAGCAGGTGGAGGTGCAGGTGTAGGTAGTATATCAGCACCAACTTCGACTGGTTCAGCAGCACCTAGATTTAACGTAGTAGGTGCAAGTCAGACAAGTCAACTAGCAGAGACAATAGCAGGTAAGGAACAAAAACCAATAAAAGCATATGTAACGTCAAGCGATGTAACGTCTGCACAAAGTTTAGATAGAAACATAGTAGAAGAAGCAGGACTAGGATAGACCAGTTTAAAAAATTTAATTGTTATATAGATATGAAGATAGTAGAATTGATCCTTTCAGAAGACGAATTAAGTGCAGGAGTAGAAGCAATTAGTATTGTGGAAGAACCTGCAATAGAGGAAGACTTTGTTGCACTTAAAAACCAAGAGGTAAAGGAGTATAAGTTTGCAGAAGTAGACAAAGAAAAGAAGATTTTAGTAGGTGCATTGCTAGTACCAAATAGACCAATTTACAGACAAGATAGCGAGGGCGAGGAATACTATATATATTTCAGCAGAGATACGGTCTTAAAAGCGTCTCAAATGTTCTTAAAAAATGGGTATCAAGCAAACTCAACACTAGAACACGAGGACAAAATCACTGGTTTGACGCTTGTAGAAAGTTGGATCGTAGATGATCCAGAAATGGATAAGTCTAAATTATACGGTATGAACTTGCCAAAAGGTACGTGGGCAGGTACTGTAAAAGTAGACAATGAAGACATCTGGAATGAATATGTGAAGACAGGTAAAGTAAAAGGTTTCAGTATAGAGGGTTATTTTGCTGATAAGGCAGAACGTCCAAAAGAAGCGTTACCAGAAGAATTGTCAAAAGACGAACAGGCACAAAACGTACTGGATCAATTACACGAAATGTTGCTAACGTTCCAAGAAACAGGTAAAGTATGCCTAGAAAGTTACAGCGACTACCCTAGTGGAGTAAAGAACAACGCAAAAAGGGCGTTAGAATGGGCAGATAAAAACGGTTGGGGATCTTGTGGAACTCCAGTAGGTAAGCGTAGAGCAAATCAATTAGCAAAAGGTCAGCCAATAAGTGTAGAGACAATCAAAAGAATGGCAGGTTTTCTTAATAGACATAGAGGAAACTACAAAGACGCAAATTCATATGATGACGGCTGTGGATCTTTAATGTACGATGCGTGGGGAGGTAAAGCAGGTCTTCGTTGGGCGAATAAAAAACTCAATGAACTAGATATGTCAGCAATGGAGATATTAAAAGAACCTTGTTGGGACGGTTACGAGCAGATAGGCACAAAAATGAAAGACGGTAAAGAAGTACCGAATTGCGTACCGATAAAACGAAAGTAATGAAACAAACAGAATTTATAACGCCAAGCAATACAAGTCCAGTGAGAAGCAATCGTGCTTGTTTATGTAAAGACGAGGACACGTATAGGATAGATTGTTGCAATGGATATTTAATCAATCAAGGCATAGGGAATATCAGTAGAACTTCTTAAACGCCCAGTTAGTAATTTTTAATAGTTATATGTATATGAAAGCAACCGATATTTTAAAACGTTTCGAAGCATTTTTGAAAAGGTACGAGTTTGCTCAAATGAAACTTGAAAACGGAACTATTCTAGAAGCAGAAGAATTTGCAGCAGAAAGTCCAGTTTTTATTGTAACAGATGATGAACGTGTGCCACTACCTATCGGAGATTATGAACTTGAAAACGGATCAACACTGATCGTAGCAGACGAGGGAGTAATTGGTAGCATCGGAGAAGTAGAAAGTGCAGAGGAAAAAATCAAAGAAGATATGAAAGAAAATCTTGAAGAAGTAAAAGAAGAAGTAGTTGAAGAAACTACAATGGGTTACGTTTCAAAAGAAGAACTTGAAGAAGCGAAAGAAGAACTCAAAGAAATGATCGAGGAAGTGAAAGCGAAACTCGAAGAAGCAAAGGAAGAAGTTAAAGAGGAAGTAGAAGCAGAAGAAGAAGAAAAAGAAGAATTGAAAGCAGAACTTTCAAAACCTGCAACAGAACCTTTGAAACACAATCCAGAAGCAGAAAAAACTGTAAGTCTTAAAAAGATCGGAAAGAAAAGAACGCAGTTGTCTGTAATGGATAGAATAATGGAAAAAATTAGTAACATCGAAAATTAAAAAGAGAAATGGCACAACCACAACCAACAATCACGACTACCTATGCAGGAGAGTTTGCAGGAGAGTATATTTCGGCAGCACTTTTGTCTGGTAATACTTTGGCTAATGATCTTATCACAGTAAAGCCAAACGTAAAGTACAAATCTGTATTAAAGACTTTCGCAACAGATACATCTAGCATTGTAGATGCGTCTTGTGATTTCACAGATACAGCAGATATTTCACTAGCAGAAAAAATCCTTGAACCTAGCGAATTTCAGCAGAATATGATCTTGTGTAAGGATCAGTTTCAGTCAGACTGGGAAGCAGTACAAATGGGTTTCTCTGCATTTGATAACTTGCCACCTAAATTCAGCGACTTCTTAATTGCTCACGCATCACAGCAAGTTGCTCAATTCGTTGAAAACAACATCTGGGACGGTGCAGGTACAGCAAACACTTTCGAGGGTTTCACTGCAAAACTAACAGCAGACGGAGACGTTAATGACGTAGTAGGTACTACTGTAAACGCAGGAAACGTAATTACAGAATTAGGAAAAGTTGTAGATGCAATTCCTAGTGCAGTATATGGTAAAGACGATTTATTCTTGTATGTTCCTCAAAACGTTGCTCGTGCTTATGTACGTGCGTTAGGTGGGTTCGGTACTGCAGGTGCTAATGGTGTAGACAACAAAGGTACACTATGGTATGGAATGGGTAACGACCTTGCATTTGACGGTGTTAAACTTGCAGTTGCAAATGGTCTAAGAGACAATACAATCATTGCTGCACAGAAATCAAACTTGTACTTTGGTACTGGTCTACTTTCAGATCACAACGAAGTACGTGTTCTAGATATGGCAGAAATTGACGGATCACAACAAGTCCGAGTAGTAATGCGTTTTACAGCAGGTGTACAGCACGGTATTGGTAGCGACATCGTATTGTATTCGTAATTAGATTTAGTTAATAACCGAAAGGGGTAGGTTGGAATAGTCTTGCCTACCCTTTTTTAGTAAAAAGAAAAATAATATGGCTTGTAATTTAACAACAGGAAGAACAGAACCGTGCAAGGATAGTGTAGGTGGTTTGACAAAGGTTTACTTTGTAGACTTTGAAGACTTTACTATTGACGGTGTGTCTTACGTAGGATCAACAGATGCTATTGATGCTATCACGGCAGCAGATACGTCTATCACGGCTTATCAGTATGATTTAAAGGGTACATCTTCGTTCGAGCAAACAATCACATCTAGCAGAGAAAACGGTACGACATTTTATGATCAAAACTTGACACTACAATTTAAGAAATTAGATAGTGCAACACACGATGAAATTGCTTTGTTGGCAGTTGCTCGTCCACACGTATTTGTAGAAGACAATAACGGAAACATTTTCTCAGCAGGTCTGGAATTTGGTATGGACGTAAACGGTGGAACAATCGTAACAGGTGCAGCAATGGGAGATTTGTCTGGTTATACTTTGACACTTCAAGGTATGGAGAAAAAACCTGCAAACTTCTTATCGCAATCACTAGCATCAACAGGTGTAACAGTTTCAGCGACACAGATCAATCCGTAATAGGATCATTTAGAAGCAGAAAGGGGACGTATATCGTCCCTTTTTTTTTACCCTTGCACCAGTTGTAATTTTTTTCTTGTTATATAAGTATGGAGATATTAAGTACAACAGGAAATAGTACGATCAAAGTTATACCTAGAAAGGAAGTAAGCAATGCCTTTGTTCTGTATAAAAACGTTTCAACAAACAGAGATAGATCAGTTTTTGATCTTGACTTAACGTATTTAGAAAACCACGTATCTTTTGTTTTAGAAGAAGACACGAAAACTGTTTTAAAAGTAAAAGAGGGACAGTTTGTACATTTCGAATTATACGAGGGTACTACACTTGCCGAAACAAACAATCTGTTATATAGAGGTCGGATCTTTTTTACCGATCAAACAATAAACCAAAACGCAGGAGATACATACAGCGTTAATAAAGACGTTTACGAAGAAGCACAAGTGGGCAATAATGACTACATAATTTACTAGTAATGAGTGAAATAAAAATAGTACAATTAAAATCGTACACTTCGCCAGATATTAAAATAGAAAAGCGAAAAGATTACGTAACATACGGAAGCAAAAATAACTACTTTTCGTACTTAATAGACAGGTATACAGGTAGTCCGACTAACAATGCAGTGATCAACGGTATCAGTCAAATGGTTTTTGGTAAAGGACTAGATGCAACAGACAGCAACAAAAAGCCAGAAGAATACGCACAGGCAGTAACATTGTTTCACAAAGATTGTGTACGCAAGTTAGTGTACGATCTCAAACTTATGGGACAGTGTGCAATACAGGTTATTTATTCAAAAGACAGAACAAGAATAGCACAGATCGAGCATATGCCAGTAGAAACACTTGCAATGGAGAAGTGCAATGACAAGGGAGAAATAGAGGGGTTCTATTATTGCAGTGATTGGAGTAAGATCAAATCGAACGAAACGTTAAAGCGTATACCTGCATTTGGAACTAGCAAGGAAGCAATAGAAATACTGTATGTACGCCCTTATGTAGCAGGACATTATTATTATAGTCCAGTAGACTATCAAGGAGGTTTGCAATATGCAGAATTAGAAGAAGAAATAAGCAACTATCACTTGAACAATATATTGAATGGTCTAGCACCCAGTATGCTAGTTAATTTCAATAACGGTGTGCCGAATGAAGAAGAACGTGCAAACATTGAAAAACGGATCTATGACAAGTTTAGTGGATCTAGCAATGCAGGTAAGTTTATATTGTCATTCAACGAAAACGCAGATACGGCAGCAAGTATAGAGCCAGTGCAATTATCAGATGCTCACAATCAATATCAGTTTTTAAGTGATGAGAGTATGAAAAAGATAATGGTGGCACATAGAGTGGTAAGTCCAATGTTACTTGGTATTAAGGATCAGACAGGTTTAGGGAATAATGCCGATGAACTAAAAACAGCCAGTACGTTAATGGATAACGTTGTAATCAGACCATTGCAGAATTTATTGATAGATGCGTTTGATAAGATACTAGCGTATAACAATATCAGTTTAAACCTTTACTTTAAAACACTGCAGCCACTAGAATTTGTTGATCTAGAAAACGTAGTAGATGCAGAAACACGAGAAGAAGAAACAGGTCAAAAGATAGAAGAAAAGGTAACAGAGACACTTGCTAAATTATCAGCAGAGGATAAAGGAGATATTGAATTAAGCGATGACGAATATCTAGGTATATTGTCAGAATTGCACCCAGACATAATTACAGACGAATGGGAAGAAGTTGTCTCACGTCCATACAGCGTTTCTAACGACACTAACGAGGAATGGGCATCACAATATATCAAAGCAAAGGAAACAACGCTACAAAAGTTGGCAAATGCCGTTACAGCAAAACCTAGTGGGTTCAGTTATTTGGACAAATCGTTTTACAAGATACGATATAGATACCAAGAAAGACACAGCAGTGATAATACACGTAAGTTTTGCAATGCAATGATGTCAAGAAGTGGCAGGGGGTTAGTATACCGATTAGAAGACATTGATAAGGCAAGTAGAGACGGTGTAAACAGAAGTTTCGGACACAAGGGTAAACCGTATGATTTATTTCGTTTTAAAGGTGGAGTAAATTGTGGACACTACTGGGAACAGGTATTGTACAGATTAAAGAAAAAGACAGACGGAT